TCAAGTTTCGCGTCCACCTTGCGGCCTGACTCAATGGCGGCTTGGGCCTTCCGGTTGGCTTCCTCAAGGATGCGTTGCTCCTCACGGCGGGCCTTCTCTTCGGCTTCGCGCTGGATGCGCTGCTGTTCCATCTGGAAGGTTCCGAGCATCGTGTTGAGGCGTTTGGCCTGCTGCTCGGCGGCTTCCGTGAGGGTCTTGGCAACGGTCTGGATACCACTGGCGATTTGGTCGATGGGTGCCTTTACCGTTTTGCGGGCGGCTTCAACGTCGTTAGTGTAGCGTTTGAGGTTGCGGAGGTGTTCACCGGCAATCTGCGCGTGTTCGGCGGTGGTGACGGCTTTCAGGCCGGCGGCGGCGAGCACAAGCTCGTCGCGTCGAGCAAGGGCCTCTTCGGTAGCGGATGGGGTCGCCGAGATGGGGGCGAGTTCGATTAGTGTGAGTTCGGACATGGTGATGGGTCTGATTATTTGTGTGTGCTGAGAAGTTCGGCTGCTTTCCAAAAGTGAGCTGCGGCGGTGGCTCGATCATTAACGCGAAGGGCTTTGTGTCCGTCGCGGAGGTGGGAATCCCAGGGGAGGCGAATCAGTTGACGCATGAGTCTGTTCGCTTTGCCTCCGGTGGAGTGGTAGGTGATGGCCGAGCGATGCACTCCCCATTTCCTGCCAAGGCTGACGGTGGTTTCGCCTCCTTTGATCAGGCTGGGGATGCTTGCAATCTGCTCGGGGGTGAGGATGGGGCGCGGCATGGCTCAAAATGGGATATCGTCGTCAACGTCACGCGAGAAGGTGGCGGCCTGAGTAGGCTTCGACGCCTTGGCTGTGCCGACCGAGACAGCCTTGGACTTGTCAGCGATGGCGCGGACCCAATTGCCAGACTTGCCGTTGCTTTCCCATACGCCGAGGCCAATCACCATTGGCTTGTTGGTCAGCGCTCGCGTCAACTGGTCATTCGTCGGGCGCGTGTCGATGCCAGCAAGCTTTCCGCCGCTGTTGGCGTCAATCGCAGACAGCATCCGCAATGCGCGGTCCTTCTTCTTCGCTGCCTTTTCCTTGTCCTTCTCGGACGGGTCCATGTCGTCAACGAAAAGCTTCTGGAACACCTTGCGGTTTGCAAACTCTTCCGGCTTCAGCACAACCCACTTGGCATTGATGAACTCTTCAATGCCGTCGCGCACCGTCTCCCACTTGACCTCTTCGATCATCGCAAGAAGGTTCGAGCCCTCAGGGATTGGATCAAAGTTACCGCCAGCAACTTCGAAGTCCTTGCCGGTGTCCGTCGCCGTCTCGCCTGTCGATGTTTTCCAGAAGCTCATTTCTTAATCTCCTTCTTTACGCCGCTGATTGCGGGAATAAGTGCCAACAGCGGGTTGCTGCCTTCCGTGACTTCAAGCGTATCTGTGATGCCGAAACGGTTCTTCGAGACGTTCGATGGTGCCGCATGGCAAATCAATTCACGGTCGCCCGTCGTGATCGCCTTCTTGCGCTCGCCGTCTTCACCGCGAACGATGGACACAAGCCGGATGAAGCCGACCAGATCCACGTCATCGACATAAGGCGGCAAGCTGGTATCCATCATGCGCAGCGAATAGCGCTGATAGTCGTCGCTGTCAGGAAGGCGCATTGTTTCAACGTCCGCATGAGCAATGAACACGACGTTCATGCCCTTGCGTTCATTCAGCAAGCCAGCCGCCTTGCGAACCCGCTGGTGCATTGCCGCGACCGCACCCTTGCCAGCGCCATAGCCGCCAAGTGCCGTATTGATTGACTTTGCCTTCGGATCGGATTCCAGAATGTCCTGAATGAAGATCCGTTCAAGCGTGGTCACGCTGTCGATGACGAGCGTGCGATATGCGTGCTCCTCCTGCAACAGTGCAATCATCTGGTCCCACAGATCCTGACCCTTCTTGATCAGTGGGAATGCATCAGGGCGCTTATCGGCCGGAACCGATGCGAGGCCGTCTTCTGCACGAATGAAGATTGGTTTGGGGAATGTTGCGGCAAGGCTGGTCTTGCCTGTGCCTGCATCGCCTGAGATTGTGGCGATGATTGCCCTGTCTCCAGGGCGGGTAATAGAGGTCATAATGGACACTATTGTCTCTCCTTTTCTCTCTCTACCGTTTGACACTACAATCGCAGTCCTATAACGTCAAGTGGCATTTTGCAAAAACTAGGAGACAGAAAATATGGAACTTCTAACAGTCGAGCAAATTCTGGAGCGCTTCAAGGGGAGAAGCATCCGATACATCTCAAGGGAGACCGGGATTTCAGAAGTGTCGTTGCACCGGCTCAAGCATGGTCAGGTGGACAACCCGAAATACGAGACCATCAAGACGCTTTCGGAATTCTTCGACAGGAATAAGTGACATGCACCACAGAGACTTTTGGAATGAGGGATACAAGGTATTCCCTCTATACGGCGTCCTTTCGCAACCGAAGGGAAAACGAATCTGCGAGTGCGGCAATCCAGACTGCAAGGCGCTCTTCAAGCATCCGCGTAATTCCAATTGGCAGCACACGCCCCTTTGGGATGAAGAGCAGATTGACGCCATGGAAGAATATGGGCGCTTCTCCAGCGGCTACGGCGTCCTTTGCCAAGGGCTCTTGGTCATTGACGTTGACGCTCGTAACGGCGGGGTGGAATCGTTCAAGAAGCTCGTCAACGATTTCCCCGATATCATCCAGTGTGGTCTCATTGTCGAGACAGGTTCCGGCAATGGTTCCAGCCATCGGTATTTCTCCCTCAAGGAGCCGCTGGCGCTGATCCAGTCGCATGAGGATTATCCGGGCATTGATTTCAAATCATCCGGCTTTGTTGTCGGCCCGGGCTCCAATCATGCGAGCGGCAATCAATACCGCGTCAGTTACGGCTCCCCCGGCGACATAGAGCCGCCACCGGCTGGACTTCTTGACTTCCTGCGCAAGCCGGAACGCCATCGCGCCGTTGTCGATGGTGGCCACGTCATTGACGTGTCTCATCAGGACGTGGCCGACATGCTGTCTTACATCCCCAACCTCGACAGCACCGATTATGATACTTGGATCAAGGTTGGCATGGCGATTCACCATGTCACGAACGGAACCGGCGACGATCTGTGGCGGTCATGGTCCGAGAAGTCGGCAAAGCACGATCCGTCTGCGCTCGACTACAAATGGCATTCATTCGGCAAGAGCGCCAATCCTGTCACCGCTGGCACGCTGATTTATCATGCCGAGCAAAACGGCTGGCGGATGCCGGTCACGTTCACGCCACAGGTTGAATTTGATCTGCCGGAAGACGTGCAGGCAAAAGACGGCTTGCCGATGGACATTGCAGGCGTTGACCTTACCAAGCCTCCAGGCTTTGTCGGTGACGTGACAGAATGGATTAACGAGCAATGCGAATACCCACGCGCTCGCCTTTCCGCCATGTCTGCAATTCTGGCAATCGGCAATGTTGGGGGCCTTCGTCATTGCGCAGATGATATCCGCGAGACGGTTCCAAACATCATGCTTTTCTGTGTGGCTGACAGCGCCACCGGCAAGGACGACGTGTGGAAGGCAACCAGTGACATTCATCAGGTCGCAGGCATGTCAGGGGCTCTTCACGGCGGCATCAAGTCGGAAAAGGAAATCATCCAGAACCTCATTGAGCATCAGGCCGCGTTCTACAATATCGATGAACTTGGCGAACGGCTGAAGCAGCTTGAAAATAGCCAGAAGAACGGCGGGGCGGCATACCTACAGGGCGTCATCGCGGCCTTCCTGTCGCTCTATTCCAAGAGCGGTTCCTATTATCTGGTGACAGGTGATGTGCGTCGTGAAATCCGCGCCGAGACGCTACGCCAGATCTCCAGCTTGCAGAAGGCGATTGAAGAGAATGACGATCCGACCGGCGCAAAGTTCAAGAAGTCCGAAGACCTTAAGAAGCGATTGAACGGCTTGGATCTCGGATTGGAAAAGCCGTTCTTCTCGCTGATCGGGTATTCCACCAATTCGCAGTTTAGTGAAACAATGTCCGTCAAGATGGCGGAAAACGGCTTTCTCGGTCGTGCGATCCTGT